TGACCTTTGGCATTGTCTTATCTTAACGGGTTGCCGAGTTAGTGAGTTGTTGAGCTTGACTTGGGACAACGTACGAGATGATGGTTTTTTATATTTAGTTGATACAAAAACAGGGGACGACAGGTTTGTACCTATATTTAAGGAAGTAAAGTCTATTTTACAACGAAGAAGAAACTTGCCTAAACCATTTACACAGAATATAAACGCAGTTGAACACTCTTGGCGAATGGTTAGAAAGAAACTTGGTTTAGCACACGAGAAAGACTTTGTGATGCACTCGTTAAGACATACTTGTATAACTCGTTTATTAAAAAAAGGTATTGGTATTGAAGTTGTTTCAAAAATAGTTGGACACAAAGAGATACGAATGACACAAAGATATAACCACCCATCTAAAGATGATTTAAAAGATAAATTAAAAAAGATATATGAGTAAAGAACTACACGATTTAGAACAGATACGAGAGGGTAATTGGATTAAACTCGGTAAAGATCGTTATGATAAAGCCGAAAAGAAGAACCAAACTAAAGGTCGTAATAGTGTAACGCCACCTTTTGTTTATGTTCAAAAACAATTATTAGTACCTTTAGCAGAACGTGTAGAAATATTTATTAAATCACAATATAAAGTTGCGGGACGAAGACACACGGCAAGTGAACCATTAAAAGATTTGAATGACCCAAAGAAGATTGCACTTATTACATTAAAAATAATTATTGATTGTATTGCTTCACACAAAACGTTAGCCCAAACAGCATTACAAATAGGAAGTATGATTGAAGTTGAACTTCAGAACTTAATATTTAAAGCTAAAGAACCTCACCTTCACACAGTCGTGTTAAGAGATTTGATTAAAAGAACAAGTAATGTCAAACATCGTAAACGAGTTTTTGCACACACCCTGAACAAGTACAAGGTTGAAGTTGATAAATGGGACATAAGGAAACAAGCATTAGTTGGACTTAAATTAGTTGACCTTTGTATTAAAAGTACAGGCTTGTGTCAGTTGAAACCCGTTAGAGAACGTAAAGATAAAACGGTTAACTATTTAATCTTGAAGCCAGAAGTAGAACAAAAAATTAAAGATAACTCGTTTCAATGTAGTGTACTTACACCATATTATAAAGCTATGGTCGTGCCACCGAAACCATACTCTACACCTTTTAATGGTGGTTTTCATAACGAGTATTTAGCTAAAGCACCTTTAATTAAAACTCACGATTATACATATTTACATACGTTAGATAACGAGAAACTAAAAGATTTTTATGATGCAGTTAATCATTTACAATCTGTACCATTTCAAATTGATAAAGATATGTTTAATGTATTTAAAAATATATGGGATAATAATTTAAGGTTAGGTAAGTTTCCCGATAGAGAAAGTTTATTAGATGAAAAAGGTAAACCAAAAGGTATTTATCGTGACCCAAAAGTTGACGAGATACTTGAATTAAGAATAAAATATAAACGTGATTTAAATAGAGTATATAATGATGAGATTGCACGTTCATCAAAAGTATTAAATACACTTGTAGCAATAGACCTTGCGATAGAATATTTAGAATTTGAAAGAATATATTTTGCAATTTTTGCTGATAGACGAGGTAGATTGTATTGTATGGGAACTACCATCACCTATCAAACAGATCAAAAGATTAAGTCGTTAATTACCTTTGCAAACTCTGAACCACTTAACGAGGTTGGGAAGTATTGGTTATATGTCCACGCCTCTAATACTTGGGGTAATGATAAAGTTTCTTATGGAGAACGATATAAATTTACAGAAGATAAGTTAGACGAGTTTATTAGTTACGCTGATGCACCTTTGGACAACAAAGGTTGGAACTTCGCAGATAAACCTATGGAATTTCTTAATACCTGTATGCACCTTAAACGACTTAAAAAAGAAGGGCTGGGATATGCCTGTAATTTACCTGTATCTATGGACGCAACCTGTTCAGGATTGCAGGTGCTTTCAATTTTAATGAGAGACGAAAACACCGCAAAAAAAGTAAACGTCTTACCGAGTACAGAACCACAAGACATTTACTCGGCAGTTGCAGAAAAGGTAAAAGCAGAGGTTGAACTAAAAGCACAAGAGGGATCACGAGAAGCTAATCGTTGGTTGCAATTTGGTATTACAAGAAAGATTGTGAAGCGAAACATTATGACTTATGTGTACTCGTTAAAACCTTATGGTGCACGTCAACAAATTTTTGATGAATATAAAAGTATAATAGAATTTAATCCCGATAAAAAAGTTTTAGAAGATGACGGGTTTAGTGATTGTCGTTGGTTAGCTAAAATAGTTTGGGATAAAATGGAACAAGAGATAGACCTTGAAGCACAATTAATGAAGTGGTTTCAAGATTGTTCAAAGTTGTTTGCACAAGCAAATATGGTTATGAAGTGGACTACACCTATGGGTTTTCCTGTAGAAATGGACTACAGATATTTAATACCATTTAAAGTAAAGACAGCAATTAGTGGTTCATTGGTTTATACAACGTATAGACGAGAACTAAATCGTAAAGATTCTAGAAAGTATTCTTCTAGTTGTAGCCCAAACATCGTTCACAGCTTGGACGGAGCAATTTGTCAGGGAGTTGCATTGTATTGTAAAAATGCTGATAATCCTATTAATGATTTGTTAATGGTACACGATAGTTTTGCAACCAATCCTAATCGAGTTGACCAGTTGCATCAGATCATTAGACAAGTCGTTATAGACCTATTTAAAAACGACTATTTAGAACGACTATACAACGACTGGAGCTCACAGCTTCCAGAAAAGCTACGAACTCGTTTAACAAGACCACCACAACAAGGTAATTTAGACATCAACGAGATTGCGAAGTCTAAATATTTTTTTAGTTAATAGAAAGGACATAAAATGAAACTATTTGTATATGGTACATTAAAGAAAGGTTATGGATTACATCACGTGTTATCTAGAAGTTTAAGAATAGGAAGTTATATCACAAAACAAAAAGGTTTTAGAATGACAGGGTTTTGGTATCCATTTATATTTAAAGATAAAACTTCTAAATTTTCTATAAAAGGAGAACTTTATGATGTTGACCAAAATGATTTTATAACAGCAAATCGTATTGAACTTGGTGCGGGATATGAACTAAAAGAAATTGATAAAGATATTTATGGTTATGTATATCCTACAAAAGTTGATGACTTATCAATCTCTGTAATTAAAAATAAGAAAGATAATTATTATGAGTGGCGATCAACGTCCGATATGCCAAAAGTGCAAGAAACGTAAATCTGTAATGGAACTAATTATACTAGATGATGGTATATATTCTCTTGTCAAAGTGACAAAGGAAATGATGAAGCAAATCGAACTCTTTAGTAAAGTAGATTGTTTTGATCTATGCGATATAATGAGATTAAAACTTACCACATTTAACGAGTTTGCTAATAGACACGTTATGAATGATGGAAGTGGAGATTTTTATGGTTGTATCTGTAGATAATTCACAAGGACTACAAACTTTGGGGTTCTCTTGGAGGTAAAACACATATGATAAACGAAAAGACAATACATACGACACCTGTTGGACTTGCAAATTATCCTTATATATTTAAGGCAGATACGCAATTTGAAAAAGCAGGAGTATTTTCAGTTAAATTAGTTTTAAATGATGAAGATGCTAAACCAATTATAAAACTTTATGAGGAAACGTTGAAAGCACGTCAGCAAAAAGAAAATACTGACAAGCGATCAGCACATAATCAATACAAGGTTTTAAAAGGGGGCGGTATTGAGTTTAAATTTAAACTGAAAAACAAGGTAACAATGAGAGACGGAACTGACTTCGAGCAAAGACCGAAGATTTTAAATGCCGACAAAACTATTGCACAAGAACAACCTGTATATAGTGGCAGTAAAATGAAGATCGCCTTTCAAGCTGTGTCTTGGCACAATAACTTACAAGGAGTTGGCGTAACTTTAAGAATGAAAGCCGTACAATTAATTGAAGTTATTGCAGAGAAACCAAAATCAAATGGAGAAGAAAAAACTTCTGATTATGATTATGGTTTTAGTGCAGAGAAAGTTTCCAATGTACCTAGTGGGAAAAAGGAAGTACCCGTTTCACAAGAAGCGGACTTCTAATTATCGTAGTGGGCTTGAAGAAAACGTTATTAATAACTTAAAACAACGTAATGTTAATTTTAAGTATGAACAACGTATTATAAATTACTTTAAGCCCTCTACAAAACATAAGTATACCCCTGATATAGAATTAGATAATGGTATACTTATAGAAATAAAAGGTTTTTTTAAAAGAGAAGATAGGAAAAAACATTTATTAGTAAAAGAGCAGAACCCAAAGTTAGACATAAGATTTATTTTTGGAAACTCTAAAAATAAAATTTATAAAGGTTCTAAAACAAGTTATGCTGATTGGTGTCTTAAACACGAATTTGTATTTGCTGATAAAGTTATACCTACTGATTGGATAACAAGGAAGGATTATGAAAATACAAAGATCAACAGAAGAATGGAATAAAATAGTAAAAGAAAAAGACGATAGAATACTTTTGTTAGAAACAAAACTAACAAATATGGTAAACAAAAATCGTGCTTTATATTCTCACATTAGAAGCGTTAATGATGTTAATGATGCACACCAAAAATTAAATGGAGTGTTGCAGAGAAAATTATCTGAAGTAAATAATAAATTTGAAAAGATGCAAAAAGACCGCCTAAACGCAGGAAGACAGGCGGGATATGACGGCTAATGATAGTGAGTTTGTTAAACACTTACCGTGTACGACTTGCTCATCTAGTGACGGAATGGCTCTCTACTCTGACGGTCACACTTTTTGTTTCGTGTGCAATACTACTACTAGGGGGACTGATAATAATATGGTGGCTACAAGCAATACTCGGGGAGACTTATTACAAGGCGAAGCAATTAGTTTACCAAAAAGAAAACTTACTTTGGAAACCTGTAAGAAATGGGATTACAAAGTTGCACAAGTTAATAATGAACCTGTTCAAGTAGCAACATATTACGATAAAAAGAAACGACCTGTATTTCAAAAATTAAGATACAAAGATAAACAATTTAAAACACTTGGAGATATAAACCAAGCTACTTTGTATGGACAAAATTTATGGAATGGGGGCGGTAAAATTTTATCTATTTGTGAGGGAGAAATAGACACTTGTAGTTTATCTCAATTATTTAATCACAAATATGCAGTTGTTGGAATACCTAATGGAGTTAACGGGGCAGTTAAGTCGTTAAAGAAGCAGTTAGAATTTATTGAAAGTTATGAATCTGTAATTTTCTTTTTTGACCAAGATGATGCAGGTCAGGAATGTGCTAAAAAATGTGCAGAACTATTATCAGTTGGTAAAGCAAAGATAGCTTCGTTTGATTTAAAAGATGTAAACGAAATGTTAGTACAAGGATTAGGTGCTGATGTAATTAAAGCTATGTGGGAAGCAAAGACTTACCGACCTGATGGTGTAGTTGCAGGTGAAGAACTTTGGGAAGTAATTAAAAAAGAAGATGAAAAAGCTACAGCTTTTTATCCATACGAAGGACTAAACAGAAAACTATTTGGTATTAGAAAAAGAGAGATAGTAACAATATGTGGTGGTTCAGGTATTGGTAAGTCGTTAATGACTAAAGAGATTGCTTACTCTTTGATACAAAAAGGTAAAAGGATAGGAATTATATCTCTTGAAGAAAGTTTAAAAAGAACTTGTGAGGGTATATTAGGATTACATCTTAATAAACCTATTCATATAAATAGAGACGATGTTTCTGAAACAGAATTAGAACAAGCATACAAAGAAACAGTAGGTAATGGTAATGTATTTTTATATGACCATTGGGGTTCTGTAGAAGAAAATACAATATTAAATAAAATTAAATATTTTGCTAAAGCATTAGACATAGAATATTTATTTATAGATCACATATCAATTATTGTTAGTGGATTAGAAACTAATGACGAAAGAAAAACTATTGATTTATTAATGACAAGATTAAGAGCATTAACAGAACAATTAAATATAGGTGTTATAATTATTTCACATTTAAAAAGACCAGAGGGAAACAAAGATCATACTGATGGTTTAAAAACTTCATTAGGACAATTAAGAGGTAGTGCAAGTATCGCACAATTAAGTGATATTTGTGTTGGTGTAGAAAGATCACTTTCTGATCAAGAGAATGGTAAAAAAACTTTAGTTAGAATTTTAAAAAATAGATTTGCAGGTATCACAGGTATTGGTACAACATTACAATATAATCCCGAAACAGGAAGGTTACTAGAATATGAACAAACCAATAATTTTTGATATAGAAACAGATGGTCTTAATCCATCTAAAGTACATTGTTTAGTTTTACAAAAAGACGGAGAAGAAATTTCGTTCGTTGGACGAGATATACCGAAAGGTATTGATCTACTTGCTGATAATTTAATCGTGGGACATAATGTTATTAAATACGACCTTCCAGTATTAAAACGTTTGTATGACTATAATCACAGCCCTGATTTAGTACACGATACTCTATGTTTAAGCCGTCTTATCTACCCTGACATCGCAAATAGCGTAGACTACAAATTGTTAGCAAGTGATCGCATTGAAAGAACTTCTGTAGGTAAACATAGTTTAAAAGCTTGGGGTCAAAGATTAAATTTTCATAAAGGAGATTTTGCAGAAATAAATACATTTGATATGTTTACTCCTGCTATGCTTGAATATTGTATTCAAGATGTCAAACTTACTTCATTACTTTATAAAAAATTATTAGAAAAAGGATTTAGTCAAGAAAGTATAGATTTAGAACACGAAGTAGCAAACATTTTAAAACAACAAGAAGAAAAAGGTTTTGCCTTTGATGAAGTAAAAGCAAAAGAATTACACGTTAAATTATTAGGTAAAACTCACGATCTTAAATTAAATTTAGAAAATAGATTTCCTGATTGGCAAGTAGATTTAGGAGAGTTTATACCAAAAGTTAATAATAAAAAATTAGGATATAAAAAAGGTGTAGCTATTAGAAAGTCTAAAACAATGAAGTTTAATCCTTCTAGTCGTCAACATATATCTAATAGACTTATGGAATTAAGAAATTGGAAACCTAAAAAGTTTTCTGAAACAGGATTACCAATAGTTGATGAAGAAACTTTAGGACATTTAGATTATCCCGAAGCAAAAGAACTTAATGAATATTTATTAATTGAAAAAAGATTAGGTATGTTAAGCGATGGTAAAAACGCTTGGTTAAAAGTTGTTAGAAACGGACGAGTGCATACTAATTATATAACGAACATAACAACAGGTCGAATGAGTAGTAGGTCACCTAATTTACAACAAGTGCCTAGTATACATTCTCCTTACGGTAAAGAATGCCGTGAACTTTTTACTCCCTCTTTAGGTTATGTACTTGTAGGGTGCGATGCGTCAGGCTTGGAGGCTCGATGTCTCGCACACTACATTTATAATTATACAGGTGGTAAAGAGTACGTAGATTTAATTTTAAATGGAGACATACATACTTATAATCAAAAGAATTTAGGTTTAAATAATAGAAACCTTGCGAAGACAATTCTCTATGCAGTTTTGTATGGAGCAAGTGCA